CCTTTACCATGAGGGCCAGTTCCATCTGGTGCTGTACCATCTTTTAGTGCTTCCTTTAAATCATCTTGCTTATCTGATTCTTTAGTAGGATCTTTACTATCAACATCTGCATTAGATGTATCAGCTTTATCTGATGCCTTAACAACATCTTTACTATCTGACTCTTCTGTAGGATCTAGATTATCCTTATCAGCCTCTGATGCATCCGATTTTGAGCTTTTCTTGCTATCAGCAGCTTTACCACTATCTTCTTTAGAAGGAGCCTTAGAATCATCATCTGCTTTAGTTGTATCTGCTTCAGATCCTTCAACTATAAATAACTCTCCTGTTTCTACATCTTCATAAATCTTAAGTGGTTTGAAACCATACTTCTTTAATAGCTCATTAACTTTAGCACCATATTCTTTACCTGTTTTAATCTTGCCATCACCAAGTGATGCATTTAATACTTTTAAATCTGCACTAAATTTAGATAAGTCACCATCACCAAGCTTTGTTAAAACTTTTGCAACATTAATGACTTCCCGATATAGTTCAACAGAAAGGCTAAGAGGATTAAGCATCTTAAACGCCGTCCTTAAGCCTGATCTCAGTTTTGTAATCCCATGATTAAAAAGTCTATTTAAACGAGCTCTTTCAATCCCATCAGCATCTTTAGCTTCTGCTACAGCTTTACCATTTTCATCTTTAGAAGGTGCCATAGCATCTTTGTCTGCGTCTGCACTATCTGATTCATCAGATACCTTAGTTACATCTTTACTATCAGACTCTTTAGTTGGATCTTTACTATCCTTATCAGCATCTTTACTATCAGAAGGGTCTGCTACTTTTACAGTATCTTTACCTTCAGTATCTTTATCGACACTAACTTCTTCTTTAATAGAGTTAGATAATTCAGCTACACCAACTACTTTTTCAAAACCCTGTGCTGTTTTAACAGTTACAACGTCCCCTGCAATAGATTTAATTGTTGCGAAGTCCCCACCATACATTACTTTCATTCCAGGTTTTGCAGTTTCAATAGCAAAAACTGAATTTGATGCAGAACTTTCCTTTACGTCTTTTTTCTTATCCACTACGGGTGCTTTAGAATCTTTACCATCTTGGTTAAATCCAATAGCAGGAGTTACTTTAGAAAACTCCACATCTTGATCATTACCTTCAGTATCCGTAATAGTAACCTGAGTGCTTTCATCATCTAAAATGTTAGTAACTATAAAAGGTTTTTCTTCCATAAATACTTTCATACCAATCTTAGGCACAATATCAGTTTCTTCTGTTATTGCCTCATCATCATCATCTTCATCTTCTTCGTTCTTTTTTCCAGCTCCTATTGCTGCCCCAATTGGACCACCTAATGCTGCTCCAACAGCTGCACCTAATCTACCTTCATCAGTATCTTCATCGTCATCAAGATCTTCTTCATCTTCAGACTCTAAAACAGTTTCAAGCAATGTTGCTGTACCCGCAAGAATCCTCTGTCTATCCTGTTCAGATATTGTACCCAATTTACCTACTCTAATTACATTCTTTGCATCTACTATATCTTCTAACAAATCTTCTACAACAGAATTAAAACCCTGTCTTGTTAATCTATACTTCGCTATTCTTTCAAAATTTTCCACTAAAGATACAGCATCTCGTCTAGACTTCACCTCTACTCTAATTCCATTTTCTTTTAATATACGTATAACATGCTCTGATTCTTTCACGTTAATTCCCCTTTCTAATTTCAAAATTTACTCTTTGATGGTACTCATCTTTTTTTCCTTTATTCCAGTTAGATATAGGTCGGTAATATCCAACAATCCTTGAATATACTTCTGTATCTGTACCAACCACACTCTTTAACTCTTCTTTTAACTCACTTATTGCTACTGCGACTTGTGTGCTCAATATGTTCTCCTATCTATTTAATAACAACAAAAGCTGGATTACGCTTGGTATTAAATGCCTCTAATACCTCTTGAATCTCTCTCTCAGCTTCTGACAACAAGGTATCTCCATCGATATCTAGTGTACCACCTGGAACTTCCACCCCAGAATACTTACCTCTTACTCGGCCTAATACTTCTTTTGTTTTCGCTGTTGCCAACTTAATGAAATTACCTGTATTTTCTGAGGCCACATCCGCTAAAGTAGGCTTAATAGCCAATTTTACACTGGCTGTTCCAACTGCGTTTGCTTGTATAAATAACTTTTTCTCTGGCGCATAATATTCCCAGTTTAAATCAGACCCCAATAAGTTTGTTTGATCTTTTAACGATTTCATTGTCTGATAATACTGAGCTGCTGTTTCTGTAAGTCTATTCATCTTTATTCCTGTTATATCATATATCCCATATGCTGAAAGCACTTTATTACCCTCTTCAGGAGTTGTTTGTTCTACTGACAAAACATCAAGTACCTTAAAAGGTTCCTGCTTATACTGTACCATCACTGTTAAATTCTCTGTAGTGACTGCATCCAAAACAATACTAATTTCACCCGTATTATAACTAATTGTGCCAGATGCCACCCCAATACCAATAATAAGTCCATTGTGATCATCTATAGCTACAATATCACCAATACTAATTGATACAGTTCCAGCCTTTACATCCAAAGTTTCTAAGCTTGCTAATACTGCAGTAGTTGCCCCTACTGGTATAATTCCTAGCGTTTGCTCTACACTAATAAAATCTGTTTTTGGAATTGTTGAAAGCTCACATACTGTACTGCCATCACTGACACTAACTGTGCTGTACCTAAAATTTGTAAAGTAATCATCATACAAATCTAATGCTTGCTGAATAGCTTCATTTATATGGTCATCAAGTAACTCAACTTGTACTATACCATGACCTAATCCAAGCTTAATCTTTTGCTTTACTTGTTGTAGTGTATATCTCATTACTTAATTAATTCAAAAGCTTCTACATTTGGATTATAACTGCTATCAATTATATCTCCTGCACCAATATATCTAAGAGTCTTATCTGGATTGTGCATTACCTGCGTTTTACCTGATATATTTATGTATGTTCCAATAGATTCTACTTCTACTATAGGTTCTTCTACTTCTACTATAGGTTCTACTTCAATAGACTCATCATCTACAATAATTTCTTCTTCATCTGCTTCTACTATAGGTTCTTCTACTTCTACTATAGGTTCTACTTCAATAGACTCATCGTCTACAATAATTTCTTCTTCATCTGAAATATCTTGAACATTATTACTCATTGACTCTAACACTAACTCTTTCAATTCTGCTAACTTGGCGTTACTTTTGTATTCTACACCCTTATCATCTAATTCTTGCTTTAAATCTGCAATTGTTGTTTTACCCATGATTTCCTCCTCAACGTCTTAAGACACTCTATGCTATCTTAAAGAAAAGGGGAAGGCGTTAACCTCCCCCTTTTATATTTATATTCTAAACTCTTAGTCCTAGGTAGCTGAGACTGTAAATGTTCTGTAGAATTTAGTATTTACTTTAGTAAATGCATCTCTACTTAATAGACCTTTTCTTATTTTCATGTCATCTGGATTCAATAGAGAATCTGTTAACATGATTGAATATGGTGAGAATACTGCACCAGACTCTAAGAAACCTTCACCCTTATAACCAACTAAAACCTGAGCAGTTGGGAAATAAATGTTTTGAATTACGATCCAAGTATCATTTAATACACCAATTTTACCGTTTGGATTAGTAGTTGCAGTAGCTTCTGGTCTAAATGTTGGCAATGTTTTGATGATGTTAGCTGCGTCGCTTCCAACAACAATTACGTTACCTGCGCCTCTTAAACACTGTGTATAAATATAGTTAGATTCTTCAACTAACTTATCTATAAAAGTTCTCTTATGATCATCATAAGAAATATAAGTAGGGCGAGTTTTATCCCAAGATGAACCAGCAGATGCTGCTGCATATAGCTGATTAATAACATCTAGTGAAATTTCTCTTGAAACCGCTCTTGACATTTCAGCTGTAAATGTTTCATCCCCTGAAACACCATGAACAGCCATCATATCTTGAATTGCTTGTGGAGTCCACTTAGCTCTTAAAATTCTATCCCCAACCTGAACTGCTTGAGAAGTAATCTCAAAGTTAATTTCTGGCTGCTGAGTATTTCCTTCATTCACGTATGAATAAGTTGATACTGCATCATCAGCTGATGCGTCATCAAGAGTAATTGAAACTACGCCTGTTGAATAAACAACTGAACCTGTAGCAATACCTGATCCAGTGATAACACCTTCGCCATCATCTGTTCCAACAATAGAACCTATAGTTATAGATAATGAACTAGGAACTATGGCTTTCCATGCTAGAGTTGTACTAACTGCTGTTGAAGAAGAACTTCTTGTTTCAGTTTCTTCATCAATAATTGCAGATGCATACTTATCAGAACTGTTGTTATAAACAGCCTGCCCTGCAGTAATAGCCCCTTTAGTTGAACCATACTCTGGTTGAAAAGTAAAAATCTGACCTACTGGACCTTCAAGAGGTTGTACTGATACTAAATCATTAATAGATAAAGTAGGGTACACTCTTCTTATTAAAGGATACGCATATTTTTTAAATTGTGCGATATTCCCTGAATCTGTATCCTCTGCTAGTAATATAAATTTTTCTTCGTTTTCTAGTAATCTTGCTGTGTTACGTTGATTTTCGTCTCCTTCAACGCCTTCTAGTAAATAAGACCACTTTTCCATAAGTACCTTATCTTCTAGGATTTTTTGTTCCATTAATGATGTTGCTAAACTTGTCATTATCTTTTCTCCTTTTTCTTTATTCCGGCCATTTTTTGTTGATCAGACTTAACCTTGTCTACTTTATTATCTACTTCCTCAAGAATTGACATAACCTTACCCTTTGGATAACCTGTTATATCTGCCTCTTCAAATATAGATTTCTTTACTCCAACATTTCCATATACGTTAATAAGCTTCTCAACTTCTTCAATGTTGGCACATTCTAATAATGTATCTGAATATTGTCTAAGATGTAAATCAGTGTCTAATGTTTCATACACATATAATTTTGCACCTTTTTTCTGAGCTTCAACTTCAAGTACTTGATTCTCAGCAATCAAGTTATCAATTTCATTACCACGCTCTTCAGTTACTTTAAGCAACTGCTCTGATAGTGATTGTATAGTTGCTGCTGCTTCATCCAATTCAACCTGCAAAGATTGTGTTGCTTCAGTAATAGCGCTATCTATATTAATTGTTACCTGCTCTTGTGTTACTCTTAAAGATTCCAACAAGCTCTCTCCAATTTCTGTAATACTGGTTTCCATTAATTTTATCCTTTCAAAAAAATATCTTATTAATAGATCATGTGGTTTACTTGCAATAATTTCACCTATTTGCTTTACTGTCAACCATAGTGTTTCAGACATCTCTTCATTAATTGATCCATCACCTTTTGGATACTCTGATGGTGTAGCACACTCTACAGTATACCCATAAATTCTCATACTTGTACTTTTACATGCAGGTATATTTTCATAAATAGATTCTTGTATAATAGCTTCAGTAACACCCGCTTCTTCTCTAAGCTCCCTTAGAGCTGCATCCTTAGAAGTTTCTCCCTTTTCTATTTTACCGGATAAAACTGTATAATATCTTTGCTTTGTATTATCTTTTATATAATAAGGAGGACAATTTTCTAAACGTATACCGTACAGTTTAGTTTTATCATCTTTAATTATATATGGTAATACGTGTACAAATTGTGACTCATGCATAATTTCATACCCATCCAATTTTACAATTTCTACCCATTTACCTTTGAATAATGTTTTCATCTTTTCTCCTGATAGCATCCACTTTGAATACCTGACCTTCTATTCTTGCAATCTAAATTTTTACACTCAAAACAGTAATGCCAATATTTTGTTGTTAAAAGTGAATGACACTCTTGACACCTGTACTGACCATCATTATCTAGATATATTCCAAGTGGAGGTTTGTTCTGCTTATTACACCATAATAATGACATTTTAATCTCCTAGTTATTAGATATTAAAGTACGTAACTCAACAATATGTTCTGAATCTAACTTAAAAAACTTATTATCATCTGATAATATTAAAATTGAAACATCAAATACAGCTAAAGATACCTTTAAAGGTTGTACTATTGCTTGCTGTATTATTTTTAAGGGGTTCATAAGTTCTTCCTACCATAATAGTAATAGAAAGAGTACCTTATCTTAAATTAGTCCTGCCATTCTTCGCTGATGATATAGCATCATCTCATCTGTGTCTGTACTAATACCTTCATAGATACTAAGCAATCCATCTGCATTAACTTTGCAAAAAAGCTCTTTAAGTGCAACACGCAATTTTGTTTCTTGCAGCTCAACAATTCTCAACCATTTTTTTCCTGACAACTGTTGTAATAAAGCCCCTGCTTCATATATATCACCCTTAGCAGCTTCTTGTAAATGACCAATCTTTAAGCCCGCCTTATAAAAAGCTTCTGCCAATGCGCTTTGTAAATAAGAGTCATTTTGAAGTTCTATAATAAATTGTTCCCGAACTGCTGTGTTTGATTCCATAAGTAATGCTTCTTCTAATGTAATAATCTGCCCCTCTTGCACAACTGGATGTGCACCAAAAGTTGATGGGTCCGCTACAGCATCAAATGATATTAATCTAAAATCTGGAGCCACCTTTAATTCAGATCCTTCTCTAACCAAACTTCCACTACCTCTACTAGATATCCCAGGTTTACAACCAGCTGTTAATATAGCTTTTAAATCTTGGCCCTTCCTTGTATTAAGTACTTCATACTCACCAATTATTTCATTTCCATTCCAAGATAACTCTGTAATAACATGAGAAGCATTTTGTAAACTCGTACTCACAACTTGAGGGTGATCCAACTCTCCAAATAATGACCTTGACTCAATTTGAGATTGAAGCTTAGATATCTCTCTCTCTAATAATGACTTAGCATAAACTCTACCATTCTGGTTTTTAGTCTCTGCCATTTGAAATCTTCCACGTGCTCTTACAACGGTACCCTTTTGAATATCACTTTTTGCTTCTACTATCTGTAGGTCACAAAAACTATTATCATATACTTCTATCAATGGTTTATTACTCATACTAGTTCATCTCCTTATTCTTTGCCAAAGTGGCCTTTATACATCTCATCAAAAATCGCAAATGCCTTCTGTTGATCTATTGGTGGTGCATCCTCAATACCTATAATATTCATAAGACCCTTGTCAACCTTTGCTTTACGCCCTTTACGTGTAAGCAATGACATAGCTTCTTTCCAAAAACCTGCAACTTTCTTAGCTTTCTGTGGTGCACCGTCTATCCCTTTCAATGTTACCATAATAGCCATCATTGCTGTAGCAAAAGACATACCCACATCTAACCAACTTTTATTTTTTAATGCTTTAGCTATTGATCCTGCTGACATCATTCCAAACATTGTCGTCAATGACTTCTGTGCCTTACCTAATTTCATTCCATGTAAAAGGTTGTATGTTTTATCAATAGCACTGTCCATTGCAGGAAAAAACATAGCCTCTTCTTCTATCTTTTTAAAGCTCTTTTTTCTACCACGCTTACTAAGCCCTACTCCATACTTACGACGTAAATTAGAAAAATGCTGTCGTGAAACACCAACACTGTCTGCCGCTTGCTGCACGTCACCAACAGATAAAGCTAGCGCTTTAATTATATCTTCACGTGGAACAAACTTTGATTTAGGTCCAGGTTTATCATCATCAGTACCTTTAAGTAATCTTTCAATACTAGTATTAATATCTCTCTCTGATCTTCTTAAAGCATCTATTTTTGCAGCTACCTTTTCTTTATCTTCTTTAGATTTTGCAGCCTTTTGCTGAGAGAGCACTTCAATAGACCTCTGTACATTTAATCTATTAAGTATATCTTGATCAACTTGCCTCAATGCCAATTTTGCTGGTGAAGCACTTTTTCCGACTTTATTCCGTTGCGCCTTAATCTTATCCATTTGTTTTTCTATATCTTTCTCTATTCTTTCAAGCCTACCTTCATTTAATATATCCTCAAACACATTAGTCTCTATAAGTATATTAAGTACCTCACTATTAAGATACCCTTCATGGAAACCTCTACCTATATCTGAAGGAGCCATTACTTTGTTTACAGCAAAATCTAATGCCTTATTTGCAAACCCAGTCTTTGTACTCTTTCCAGGAATTACTGGAATCTTGTTTCCTAAATATTTTTGTAACAATCCAGACTCTTTTCCGAATGCAAAGGCTGAAGCAATAACTCCAAATAAAACTTTACTATTAAAAATCTTTTTCAATGCAGATGGTTGTGCGTTAGCTTTCTTTAATATAATCTTAGATAACCAAAGAACTACATCTTGTTCATGCTGCATACCTATATTATTTTTCACTATACCTTCAGCAAAACTTTCAACTGTATTTGTAAATACACTACTATCTACACTATTAGCCTTAGATAAAAATTTATCCACGTTTTTGCGCTTTGCATTTATAGCAACCAAATATCGTAAAACATACTCAGGAACGTCATTCTTAGACACATAAATTCTTTTTAAAAATTCTACTAAGTCTGTCTTAGATACAATATCTTTATCCAAAATACCATTCACAATTTGCTGTCCTAATTGTACTTCATATGTACGTAATGTATTTAATTCATACAACTGCATGCTATCATAAGATATTCCACTATTGTCCTCTTTTAAACTATCAATAACATAATTTATGTCTGAAGTTTTAAGAACCAAGTTTTTTTCAAGATCAGGACCCTTAGCAATATAATGTGAATTATCCATTTTAATAACTATATAAGCTACATCATTCTTACTACCATAAGTTACCATATCACCTGTCTTATAAGACTCTGTAAGATTATACATAAAACGACGTATATCTGTTTCCACAAAAGGTGCTTCAACATTTTCTTTAAAACTTATTAACTCACTTAGTAATTCAAGATTATCAGCAGATAATTCTAATGATTGCACTTCATATATTATATCTTCTATAATATTTTGAAGCATATCAAATTTCTTCTTTTTCTTTCCTTTAACATCAGAAGTTACCTCAATACTTTGAGTAGTAGTATCTTCATTATAAAAAGTAATATCTAATTCAGGCAAAATAGGATCAAGTGTAACTCCAGCACTTTCTAAATACTTGCAAAAAGTATCAGTAAGTCGTTGCTCCATAAATGCATTAATATAATCAAGCTTCTCTTCTATACTCCCTGAAAAATTAACATCAGAAAATTGTGACATAAAACCATTTACATTTATCAACTTATTTTCCACAATAAATTTTATATCTAAAATATTATACTTATTTGATTCTATAATTTCACTCTCTTGGATAATTCTAACTTCAAAACGCTTAATAGGTCTTTTCTCACTACCTGCTTTTCTTAAATATTTATCTAAACCTCTTGTTCGCTTATCTGTATTTGCAACGCCCTGTGCTGCCCGCCTCAATTTTGCAACTGTTGATGGTCTAGACATAATCCTAGATTTCTTTAAATTAATGCGATTTGTTGCTGATCTTTCCATATAATTATCCACAGACTAAATTATCTGTAGTTCCCCCCTCTTGAATATTCTTATTATAATGATTTTCTATGTCAGAGATAGTCACTAATTTTACTTCCATGGTTTTCTTTATATCTTCTACTTCTTCTGTGGTTAAATTTTTAAATTCCTTTGAATATAACATTATAATGCAAACTCCTTTGTCTTAGATGTAGGAAAATACTTATCATCAGCAATTCCTAAATCAAATGCAGCTATTTCTCTTGTATTAAACAATAGAGAAACAATATTTATCATTTTTAATTCATCTATATCTGGGTGTTCTTTATAAACAGTTGCTAGTAAATCTTGTACCTTATGAAATGACTGATTTACACCGTCAGAAGTACTAACAATATCAGTAATAGTTTTTTTATCTATACCAAGCTGTGTTTTCATTGCGGCTCTTAAAAGATTTAAATTTGTTCTAGTCTTTGGTGCTGACGTCTTAAAGTTTAATGATGTATCCATATTCCTTAAAAATTCTTTATGCATATGGGAAATTTCTTCCTTAGAATAATCCTCAAGCTTCTTATCTCCCTTGGTTAGAATATCAATAGCAACCTTCTCAGCCTTACCTTTATTTTCAGCTGCATTTATTCCTACTATAATTAAAAATAAAATACCTGCCGCTGTTGGACCATAATTACTTAATAACGATTTAAAATTAGTGGCTAACTTCTTTGTACCCTTCTTAATCCTATCAAGTACCTTTGATTCATTCAAAAATGACTCCATAATTAAACTACTAGTATCTATCATACTTTCAGTAATAAAATCATCTTTAGTAATTACGCCTGCTAAATATTTACTATATGCATTTCCCACTTTTATGCCTCCTACGCTAATATATCTATATTGTGCTCATCAAAAACATAATAAACACTATTACTTTTTTCGTCTCTTAAAATATCTGTACTGCCACGCTTAAACTTAGGTTTATATTCGTGTGTCTTCCGTTTATCCATCAACATAGTATTGCATAAACTTGGTACCTCTAAAGGAATACTTTTAGAAATATACCTGAATGGCTCTGGCATATCATTAGTAAATCCAATTTGTATCATTTAGGTAACAACCCTTTCTTCTTCAACTTAGCAACAACTTTCTTTGCATTACCAAGCCTCATACTTATCTTTGTCAATTCTGACTTATCTGCCTCAAATTTATATATTAAATTACATCTACAATTATGATAGCAAGCTGTATTCCCAGAACGTGGCACAAAAGGTAGAGTAGCTGCTGAAAATGGATTCATTTTATTTAATTCTAAACATGTATCACAATTTTTCCCATCAGGCTTTGTACCCTCTAATCTCCAATAAATTATTATATTTTGATTGGGCATTCCCTGTTGTCGCCCAGAAGCATAAGATGACTGCATCGCTGGTATAAACCTTTGCACTCTTATAATTGGATCTACTCCCCTATTATTTATAGTATCCTGAATTAGATTATTAACATACTTTAATTCATTATTTATAGAATCTCGTACCCAACGTTTTTCTCTAGAATCAAGATCTTCTATTCCTGCTGCTTTAAGTCCTAATTCAAAAGATTCTTTATGTGCATCTTTTATAATACCTCGAATTAATGTTGCAAATTTATCATTATCTATTTTTTTACTTTTAAATTCTAAAACAACTTTTAGTAGTTCTTTTTTTACAATAGTTATATAGTTTCTAAATGAAACATTAGTTTGTGCATTAGAAGCCGCAATTTTTGCTGAGTAATACTTACCTAACTTTTTCATTACAGCATCGGACTCTATGTTTGCGGGTCTATGAAATGATGGTCTTTGCCTTAATTGAATATTACCAACCATTATTTAAATTTATCTTTTGAGAACCCTGACAAGTATCTATCATACGTTTTCTTATCGAATTTAAAACCATCATCTTTAATATCATTATCATGTGTTTGTGGTAATTCTTTCACTTTAAGAATTCTGTTATCTTTCTTCTTATGTAAAGTACTTAGTTCTGACGCTAGTTTACCTGGCTTATACTTTTCCTTATTACCTTTAGAAACTATTGTCCATAGTTCTGGTCGTATAGTATATACATAATCTGTCTTACCATTAAACCTTATTACAACGTCTACAGAGTTGTACTTCTTACTGTTGTCTACAAATGTAACAAATTCTGGTGTTGACATTATTATATACTCCTCTTCTTAAAAAGGTACCAAATTAATAATACCCTCTTATTAATACTCTTAAGCTGCGTTTCCTACACTGATAAGAATGTTACCAGTTAAATCATTACATTTTGTCAAAGCTAAAGTGTCTGTAGTATCTGCTGTCGGTAAGGAAACTGTTACTACGACAACTGTAAACTTATAACCGTTCTCATCTTCGATAACAAAAGTACCACCTGCTGAGATGTCTACATAAACTCCAGTTCCTACTTTCAATTGACTTCCAGTTGCTGTTACTGCTAAATCTACATCTGAAGTATCTGTAGCTGGTAAAGAAGCATAAGTTACTGTTGCACTAAATACTACAGTATCTGAAGCTGTGAGTGCAAAAACACCATCTTCTGTGGTTGCTACTGCTGCACCACCACCAATTGCCAAAGTTGCTACTGTAAGCGCAACTGCAGCATCTGTTGCATCTGATAAGTCTAGACTAGAATACACAACCGTTACACTAACTGTTGTTGTAGTAGCTAGATCTATTAAAACGTAGTCACCATCTGCTGAGATAGCTACCGCTGTTCCACCTCCATATGCTAATGTTGCTACTGTAAGTGCTACAGCTGTATCTGTTTTGTCTCCTGCTGGAAGTGACGCTGATGTTACTGTTACATATACACTAGTTGTTCCTGCAAGGTCTACTAGTATGTAATCACCATTACTACTAACATCTACTCCAGTTCCACCACCAAATGATAATAGTGTACCAGATAGTGTGTATACTAAATCTTCTGTTGCATCTATACCTTTTACATCCGTTATTACAACGCCAGTTACATTGGTTAATGATCCTGCTGTATAAACTGTAAAGACTAAGTCGTCTATTGAATCAATACCTGTAACGTCAGTAATTGTTACACCAGTTACATTTGATAGTGCTGCTGACGTGTATGCTGTATACGCTAATGTGTAATCACCTGTTGCTATAGAAGGATCTGCATTTACACTTAATACAACTCCTGTTGTGTTAGTTGGTTGTTCAATAGACTCTGTTGTATTATACGTTAATGTATAATCTCCTAATGCTGCTGCCATAGCAGAAGATAAAGTTACTCCCGTTATATTAGTAATACCTGTTCCTGTACCTGCTGTTGAGCTTTCAGTCGTTCCAAAAACTACTCCTCTATTTAACTTACCTACAACAGAACTAATTGTTGTCTCTAGAATATTTGCTGCAACTTCCCATTCAGCTGCTACTGCAAAAGTTCCAAATGCTTTTTTTGCAACTAATTCGTATACGTTCTTGATATCATTGAATTGTATATCAACGCCAACTGTTGCATCTGTGTTATCTACTAACTCAGGACCACTTGGTTTTACTCTTAATGTAATATCTAAAGCTGTCGCTGTGCTTAGCGTTGATGTTAATAACTCTTCTATGATATTTCTTGCACTCGCGTATTTAAAAAATACATCCTTTACTGGACTGAACTCTTTAGGAAGAGCCCCACTTACACTTAAATTTGGTAATACTTTAACCATTTTTTCCACCTTTCTATTGTGTGTTTTTACTTACACACTGTTATCTTTTAGCCTTTTATTATAATAATGTTCCTTTAAGCTCTACTTTTTCCTTTACCAATGCTGTCATACACTTAACAGCTTCTTGTAATCTAGAATTACCTACTAATGATGCCTCAAACTTTTCTTTCACACTTTTACAATAAGATTCACCTAAAGTAGGATCCTCATCTTGCTCATCTGAAGACTCACTTCCATTAGTAAACTCAGACACTAACTTCTCTGCATTAGCTGTTGCTAAAGCTGAGACTGCCTCAGTATCTATCTTTTGTGCATCTAATAGATTTAATATTTTATCTGCCTCAGCTGGTGGCACTTTAAATATCTCTATAAGAATAGTTTTTTGAGAATAATAATCTTGCAATGCTGAAGCTACTGATGCCCTAATCTCTAATGCTTCTAATCTTTGCTGCTCTTCTAAGGCACTAACTGAAGCAAATACAATATTAAAATCTGATGGTGCCTGCTTTAAAATATATGTTAAATGAACTTCAGCAATCTGTGTTAAATAACCTTTAAAAACATTTTGTATTCTTTTTATCTTTCGTGCCCAACGAATATCTGAATTTGCAAGATTCTTTTTTGTCTCTCCACCTTCCATATAACTTAAATAGTCAGATGGAATTTTTAAGGACTCAATTGATTTCTTTTTAAAATATTCTATATCATCTATATGCCTCTGTGGGTCTGTTTGAGGTAATACGTCAACCGCAATCTTTCGACCTCCTACTTCTGGAAAGAAATAGTCTTGAGTGTCGCCAATTGCATTAACTACAGATTTAAACTCACCACGAGCAGTATCCAATAACTTTTTACGCCTAAACATACTAGCTACACCCTCTACAGTCTGCTTTTGTCTATCTTCTGATATACCATCCACGGGTACAGAAAATACATACTTATCTGAACCCTTAGTTAATCTCTGCATTAATAATGCTGTTTCAGCAGCTTCTAACATCTTTAATGCCCGTGTAGCATCTGCTAAAACGGATTTCCCATACATCTGATACCTATTAGTTGAAGGTATTTTTAAATGTCCCACTTGCCATGTTTTAAATTCTATATCTTCTGCAGCTATCTGTGTACCAAAAAATAAAGAAGGCTTTTGAATATACCTTAAGGGTTTCATCCTTTCATCTGGTAATATATATATTGATTCGGGTGGAAGTGCCTGTGTAGATACTACTCCTACAACTTTATCTAAAACTACCTCTTCAAAGACATCCCCATATTTACAGTAATCTCTAATTATTGCCCACATTTTATCAATAGAATCTAACTTAAGGATATCATATAATAAATTTTCTGTTAGCTTAACAACACGAGCATCATCACTTTCTACCCAAAAAGGCTTTCCACGAAAGTAATCCAACTGTGTAGCGTCATCCGCATATAAATCAAGTGCAGCAGAGCACATAGCATAATTATCATCTAAGTGATCATAATACTTGTAATTCATAACTCGCTGTGCATTATCATAACCAAATGTTGCCTGTAAATCTGCTAGTCTATCACTGGTTACAACTACTCCTGTTGCAGATGTCTCTATAGGTACAAAAGCCTTTGTAAATAACGTTCCAGTTATTTTATTGACCAATTCTAAATTTGCGCGTCCTCTTGATAATTGTTTTGAAAATTGACTAATCAAAGAGTGTATCCCCTTTCATAAAAAAACTATTACTTGTTCTATAATATAGTGTCTAAAAAGAGGTAGAAAATAAATATACCTAAGAACTTGCAGCCACTTATCTTCATAAATACTACAGCCACTACTATATCTCTATAAACCTAAACCTTTTTGTTACCACAGGTACTGAACGCTCTGAAGACATTTATGTAATAACTGCATAATTCCAATCTTGTGTAGTAAATATTGCAGACAACACACCACTACTCTTTTTATCTTCATGAGTGTGCAATATATTAAAAGCTTTCACAGTAGTACCAATCAAAGCCTGTGTAACAACGTGTGACTCCTCACTACTATAAATCATTGTTCTTTTAACTCATACAAAAGCGCAAAAGGACTCCTCATTACTAATTGTTTAGCTCGAGTCCTATTACGAGAACTAATAATATGCCTATTAAGTAAGCTAGTAAACTCAGACTCTTTTTGTTTATCCTTTTTTAAATCTATTTGATTATGCTTAATGGCCAATCGAAATTCTTTTAATGTACCTTTACCTAATTCTATACGACGCATTCTATGTAACCTCTTAGTATCTACAGCTTTAATTGCCTTCTTTATTTTTCTAGCCTTATTTTCTGCTTTACGCCCAGCTGGATAAGCACACCTATTCTCTTGTTTTCTAGATCCCATTATACTCTACCTCCCACTTAATTTATCCACTTGCTCTCAAAAATTGTAATACAAAGGCCCTTATCCTTCGAAGCCGACAAGCTACTCGCCGTCACCTTCATCTTATGAATATAGGCAAGTGTTATTAAAGCGTCCTCTACCCCTTGTCTATCTTCCAGCTGATGATCAATAATAAGCATTAATTTCTTTGCTTTTACCTTTTTATTAAATTTCCACCATGGCATATTACGTGTAACTACATAATTTGTTACCCCACGCACCTGCGAAATTGCCTCTTTACTCTCTGTCAACTTGGTTGTAACAACTAAATTATCCTTATCTTTATCAATAGTAGAAGTAAATCTATGCGTAACTAAATCTGTATAAGTCTTAATCAATGTTTTTGTATCATGTGCAATTGAAATCACATAACACACTAATGTTAATTCATATCTAGTCTTCTTCATCAGCAATCCCATATACATCTATAATATCAATAAGATACCTGTTTTCAGTTACACGTGCAGTAGCTGCCATTTGAAAAAAAACTTCCTTACCCCTAAGTTCAGCTTTTAATGTAGCGTCTAAATCCATACCCAAACCAACAACAGTACCTTTTCTAGAATATCGTGGATCAAATGATGGTTTTAATATTAAACCACCAACTGTCTTTGTTTCTTTCTCTTCATTAAATTCAATTAGTAATTTTTTCCCTAGTACTATCATATGCTCTCCTTATTTGCTCTTTCTAACTTCAATCCTACGAATAACAGTATGCTGTAATGTAACATCATCAATATATAAAATATCCTCTATATTAAAAATACTATATGCTATGGGTGTACCAGAATTTAGTGGTATTAAATTCATACCAGTCATAGTAGGAATGTACAAAAAATCTAACGTTAAAATTATTTTCTCTGTATTTTTATCAATAATGTTTGTTTGTTTTAGTGTCATAATAATTACTCCATCATAGAATATAACTGATACTCAAAAGAACTTATTGTTTCACGTTTTTCAATAGCCTCATTTATCTCAGTGATAGAACTCTCACCAGGGTCCTTTAAATCTAAAATAGCTAGTGATGCCTTTACATATTCTGAAAAATGATTTGTTAACTCCACAGCATCCTTTAAAGCATCAGGATCAAGCATCACAACTACCTCAGAAGGTTTTTTTTCTAATATTTTTTTAAACTGCACTTTAGATATACTCTTACCACCAATTGCGACAGCGTGATCACCTATACTTAGAGCATCAAAAGGTCCCTCACTTACTATAATCATACTATGCTTTCGTACTCTATTTAAATTAAAAACATAATGAGACTTACCTATGTTAGATGATAATGGTTTTTTAGGATTCTTAGTTTTCAAATGTGCTTGATTTGTTATATCCCTCCCTTGAAAATATACACATTGACCATTCTCAAATATTGGTAATATTACTCTATCTCTATAGTCTTCTTTATCAATAGAAGTCTTTACACCACAACGAATTCCATATTGTTTTACCTTGTGGTATTCTATGCCTCTACTTCTTAGATAATTCATTTCTTTTGTTCCAGGTCTAATATCTTTAAACTCATCATACAAATTCTTAATATGATTAATAAAACGTACGTCAGGTGTTTGACTCTGTATTTCTTTTTCTATTTCTTCAATTGTTTTAACTCGAACAGAAGGCTCTATTGTTTTAGCAACATCTAACCTAGATATACCTTCATAGTCTGACACTACAGTTAAGTAGTTTCCTTTATAGCTACAGTTAAAACAAATACACTGATCTGTTGCATCGTTAATGCAAAATCTACTACGTGTATCAGAACAAAATGGGCAATTTGTTTTATACTGCCCATCTGAATATTTAGTAACAGTTTGTATATTACTTAGATACTCTACTAACTTGCCCACTTAATGCCTCTCCTTTTGCTGCATAATCGATAAAACTGCCTTTACCTGTTCTTGCCAACTTATCTCTTTGTTTGTCATATTTAAGTTGTGCTGCCATAGCTTCATAATCTTTAGTATTCAAATTAGCGAATTGTAATCCTGCATCATCTAATTTATATTGACTCACTAAACCTTCTTTACCTATTCTTGACTTAATGATATTCAAATTATAATAAGCTGTAATAGATGTTTGACAAACTTTTGCCATACCCATAACATATGGTATTGGTCGAAGTTTTGATGCTCCTTCAGCAGTAGACCTCTTTGTTAAAATCTCTTGTGTAGAAGATTCACTATTTCCTTGTGTGGCTGTCCACAAAACAACATCAAGTTTTTTTGCTGAACTTACTATATTTGAAAAATGATCTTTCCATATTGCACGTGTTTCTGAAAACACAGATTTCATTATCTTCATTTCATCAGCGTAGTCAATAACTAGCATATCACATTTACGACCAACTCTGTCTTCAGTTTCTTGCACATATTTCTCAATCATAACAGTAGTAGCTTCACCTGGATAGTATTCCTTTATTATCAACTTTCCACCATCAGCTGCTATTTGATTCATAACTATTCTAATATTATCTTGTGCAATTTTATCACAATATACTCTAGTTACTGACTGATAACTAAACCACGCATCATATCTATCTTGAGTTTCTTCTATAGTATTTTCTAATGTAATATGGATAACAAAATAACCCCTTGCTACAGCAAACCCAGCAATATTCATTAATAGTATAGATTTTCCTACACCTGTACCACCAACAATGCAGCCAACCGTTTTACTAGTTAAGCCACCTGTTTTCATATTCTCATCAAATAAACCAAACCCAGTTGGAATAATAACTTCTGAGTCTATGCCATCATTTTTAGCTTGCTGCTTCCTTGCTCGTTCAACTACTCTATCTTCAAATGTTTCTATATGAGAAACACCTTCATCAGGAGTTTCTAAAACCATACCTTCTTGTGCTTCTCTTAATGCCTCAACTGCCTCATCTATTGACCCATTTTTATATTTGCTTAAAGCAGTAGTCATCGCTTCATGCAAATTTTTGTGCCTTAAAAACTCTATGAATTTTGTACGTACAGTATCTATATGAACTTTACTGAATGTTTTATAAGTATTATCTACTATAGAAAGAACTTGCCCCTCATCATCTTTATAAATACTTGAAGGTTTATCTTTTAATATCTGAAGTAAAACACCTTTGGTAGGGAATTCTCCTTCACTACCAAAAAAGCTAGATAATTTACTATAAACTTCTTGGGCAGGCTTATGACTAAAATATTCCTTTTTAACATACTTTTGAGCTTGTATGTAGGCGTCTGGTTGTTGCAATAATAACTGGATAATTTCTATCTGTAATTGTGCATTTAAATCTGACTCTTTGAGCATTCCTATTAACCTCTATTTCTTATACTCTGAAAACATCAGAGTTTCATATTGTTTAAAATATTTAAACTCTTCAAACCTTTCTGCTATCTCAAGCAAATCAAATATTTCAACTTTTTTTCTCTTTGATATATATAGTAAAAAAATATTTGATGCTCCATATATATTAACTAATTCTTTATTAAAAGATGCAGAATACTTTCCAAATCTTTTTAATGATATGGGAATGTCTGATTCATATAAGTGAGTATCTACTATGTCTGTTGATTTTAATAGATGTCTTTTTCTTACATGATATGGTAATTTATCTGGGTTAGGTTCTACTATTCTTCTAAGGCGCATATTATCTTCTGGAAAATATGATAAAAAACGACCTTTTAATGTGTCTAGCCAATCCTCTTCACCACTTTGTTGTAGTATATTTTTATGTATCTTGTACATAGGATCTGCCATTCTGCAATTTTCTTCTGTTGGTACTACATTTGCATTTTCTGGTGGTACATGATTATCAGGATCCATTACTCTAAAAGGAGCATAAAATTTTATGTTGCTTAAATATCTATGAATAGTAACTTCTTCATCTGTACTTTCTACTGCTAATCTATGACAACTAACTGGGAGAAAATTTGATACATAAAATTTATCAGCAACTCTAAATGTATAACCTTTATCTTCATATTTTTTTCTAATTCTTGAAGCCCATGTAACTACATCTAAATTACGTATCTCTTTAACACTATCAGCATAATGAGCACTAAAATATTCTATTAAACTATATTCTTTTTTATTTTGCCTACGTCTTATTATTGCTTTTACATGTTCTTCTACAGAAGCTGTGCCTTCTGCATCTTTAGAGTCTTTATAAAATTTTTGTGTCTCTTTATAGCCCTCATAAAAATCTTCTTTATATCTTATGTCTTCTAATGCACATATGTTTAAAGCTCTTCTATGTCGTCCAGTATCTTGATAGTTTAAAGTATAACCATAATATAAAAATTTATTGTAATTCATTTCAGCACCAAAAGAACGTAAAGAATTAACATAAGGACGAGCCCAATAAATTCCTTTATAAAAGTTATCTACATAATAAAATTGAGAATAAATATAACCATACATTGAATACCCTTTAGATTTAATAAAATCAGCTAATTTGGTAAAAGCCCTATAGTTTTTACCCTTCTTAGAAAAAGCATTTACAGATGGGCGATAGTCTTCAAATACATCTCTAGAAAATGTTTCATACAATGAAGCCAAATACGATATTTCTTTTGGTAGTGCTCTCTTTGAATGCGATAAAAGTTGTTTATCAAAAGTATGACTCCATTTCTCATTTCTTATTTGACCCATATCTTTAAATAATTGACGCATACCCTCTGGATTTTCAAAATTAGCAAAACGTGATCTTGTATTTTCTTCCACTTCAGCTGCTCCTTTTTTATAATAGTCGTCTAAATAATAAACTACTTCTTTTGTAAGTATTAGGTCTTCATAGAAATCTTTGGATGTAAAACGTTGTAAATCTATATTTAGGTTTTTATGTAATTCAGCATAATTAATTTTAATATAGTTAAGAAGTTTTATATTATCAGGTTGCTTATCTTCATGTTTTATGGTTAACTTTTTTTTAATTTCAATAAGATTTTTTTTGGTAAGAGATTTTGTAACCATTGTAACTGTATGTATTGGAAGATTTGTTATTTGTGATAAATATTTTCTTGTATAGAGATGAAAATCTTCAAACATAAATTTGGTATCATTATTATAAGTTCTTATAATTGTTGATAAAATTAAATTTTCTTGAAATGTTAATGTTCGTTTAAAGGTACGAAAAAGTGGAACATATGTTTTTTGTTTAGTTATAATATAGCTTAAAAATTGAATATGGTGATATTGAAAATATAATTTTTGATCTTTATTTATTTTTAAGTTTCTTATATAATCAGTAATATCAATAATCTTGTATATTTTAAATAGTTCCTTATAATTAAAATAATAATATGGACTATAACCATATTGCTTAGTTTTTTCTGGTGCAATAATAATATTTGCTTGTCGAAGAAAAACGATATGACTAAGAATTGCTCTGTATTTAATATCTGTCTTTGTAAATTTATCTATTAAAATTTTTAAGTTTTCAAAGCTTATCTTAAAAACTTCAGTATTTTCATCAGTATTGTAAAAATAATTTATTAATTCAGATATTACTTGTGGATCTAAACTTCTTGTTGTTGTAGAGAGAGATGTTAACCAAGTAGTATCATAGTAGTCTATGTATTTCTTGTCATTAATTTTTTTAAAAGCCATTAATTGTAAGTCAGGATTGATTGAAATAGTATTACAGTGTTTTATGTTTTTTAAAAATGTTTTATCCGGCATGATATATCTCCTGATTAATTATTTATCTGTCTTATTATTTAAACTATATCGAGAATGGTTTTAAAAGTAAACAAATAATTTAAAATAAAATAGGATAAACTCAATAGATGCCGCTATATCATTTATCCTATATTAAATATTATACTAAATTATATATAAATTGTATACTTTTATTTTACAACTACTTAAGTAATGTAATTACTGACAATCAGAATTTCTGAAAGAAATAATTCTGATTTTCAAGTTTCCTTTATATTTATTTTTAATTATTTCATTTATATTTTTTTATATATTTTTATATATGTTTTATAATATATTAATTAATCGTGAAAACTTTACTGAAAACCCATATATAGCTTGTTTCAAAATTTAACTAAAATTGTATAATTATTATACACTTTTCGTAGTTTACGACAAAATTAGTTATATATAATATATATTGCACAATGAAAGGAATAACTTACAATGGTTTGTACGAAAGCAAAATTGGATGAGATTACTTGCATTTATGTATTGGCTAAAAATCAATACTATAATAGACAACGTAAAGAACTATATGGTTCAGAACTAAAAAGAAAAGAAGTTAGACATTATTATTGTGAAGAATGTAAAGCCTGGCATTTAACAAAATATAAAAGGTATTATAATGAACCACTCCATATTAATGAACTTCACATTTAATATAATAAGATAAGCATTTATATAAAAGAAAGGTAAAACAATGAAAATAGCAATTATAGGACATCCAGGAATCAATATACAAGGTATGTGTGATTACATTTCACAAGCTCTTCCATTAACTACAGCTTGTGGTTTAACAGAGTATACTTTAAAGCAAGCGGGTATTAGTGAGTATGCTAAAGTTCAAAAAGCAGCATTTTTTGATATCGTTGCAAATATATTTGAAGATCGTATTAAACATATTAGTTGTAGAGATAATTTAATAACTGATACATGTGGACTTGATATATTGGCTTATATGTTTACAACAGTGAATACCTTTAGTAGCCAATCTAAGTTAGATGCCCTTTTAGACATAGCAGTATTAGAAATGAATAACTACGATTTAATTATTACTTTGCCATATGTAAAAGATATTAAAAAGCATAACAATGTTTATAATTTAAAACACCGAATATTCACACAAGGATTTGTAGAATTATTAACCGACAAGACAAGTGCTTTTATTGTAGACATTCCGTATTACACCACAGACGATAATATGACACAAGATGTGTATGAAAATATTGTCGCTGACTTTCCAAAATTCAAGTCATTACTAACCTAGATTAATTTATTTTATTCTTTTATGCATTTTCCAATGAATAGGCATATAAATAAAATAGTTTTAAAAACGTTATAATATATATATAAATTAATAAAGACAGTTTATATATATTATATATATAAAAGTTATTAGTTTATATAAAAGAAAATTAATATTAAGTAATATTAGTTAAGGAGGTGTTGTAACTAAAAGTAGTAAAAAAGAAACAGGTAAGAACTATACCTAAAAGGGTTCAAAAAAAATAAAGCCAGAGAAGGAGAAAAGTAATGAATCATATAAAAGTAAAGAATTTAACAGAAAAGAAGATAGAAAAGATGGTAGAAGTTTTTGGTCACAAAGGACCAAAAATCGGGTATGAAATAGACGGAAATATAATACAACTAGAGAATGGTTTGAAAGTTACTTTCACTAAGACAATTAGTGATATAGAATCTTTTGAACTGGTTAAAGATATTAAAATTAAAGTTGACAAAGGGTATTATGTCGACGATAAAGGTGTGAAAATTAAGGACTGTAAAAAAAAGGTGAATGAACCTTTTGAACTAAATTGGTTCAAAGATTTTGGAACTGTCTGGATTATACATCCATTAGTAGGAAAATTAATCCAGACAGTTCGAAAAAGTAGTAACGGAACTACTATGAATTCAGAAACCAAAGCAAAGTATAAAGAAGAGATAACAAGGTTAAAAGCTTCTAGAAAAGCTTTTCGAGAAGCTTCTGAAGTTAAAATAATAGTACCAAAAAAATAGTGGTAAGTAAATAAATCAAGCTAGTATATACTAGCTTGGTTTTTTTATATTAGAATTTTATTTATTAAAATCTTGTTGGTTAAAAGTTCGGAGAAAGAAATGACAAAGGTAAAATCATTAGTAGAGCCAAAAAAAATAGTAAAGGAACAATGGGAAAAAAAATTATGAGTTTCCAATGGAAGACGAAACCTTGTATTCAATATTGTATGGTAAACAGTGGGAAGAA